TGGCCTTGTCGGCCTTGGTGCCGGGCCTCTCGGCCGCTTCGGCGCTTGCCATGCCGGCCGTGCCTACCAGCGCCAGCACGCCAGCGACACCGCCGATCTTGCCCAGCTTGGGCGCTGCGCCTTTCAGGAACCGGCCGGTGGTGCCCAGCACGCCGGGTGCCTTCGCAGCCGGCGCCACCTTCGCGGCAGTGGGGGCGACTTTCGCCGCGCGGCCAACGCCGGCGGCCACGGCAGTCCCTCGCGCAATGTCGGACACGCCCTTGCCGATCTTCCAGACGGCCCGCCCGGTCCTGAACGCCAGAATCGACGCCAGCACACCGCCGATGGCGACCGTGGCTTTGGGCGATTCCGCCGCGAGCTTGCCGACGGAGGTGCCGGCGCTGGCGGCGAGATCCGCCACCGAGTCCGTGACCGGCTTGAGCGCATCGCCAATCCGGCGCATGGCTTCATCCCACGCCTGCCCAACTTCGGCCCATTTCTGTTTGGAACTGGCGCGGCGGTCTTCCAGGTCTTTCTCGATCTCGCCGGTGGCCTTGGCACCTTCGCGTTTCAGGCGCTGGTACAGGTCGGCGTTCTGCATGTAGGCCGTCAGCGCGGCCTTGACCTGCATGTCGTTGAAGAGATCGCCGGTCTTCATGGTCTCTTCAAACGCGCGCATCTGCGCATCGCGCTTGGCCGGGTCGGATTCGCTGTTGAACTGCTTTGCTGCGGCGGCAAGCTGCTTGGCTTTCTCCGGGTCTGTCTGCTCGATGTACGCGCGGGCCAGGACGAAGGAGGCTTCCATCGTGCTCCAGCCCTTGCCGATGGCCTCGCGCATCTTGGCCTGGTAGTCGATACCGGCCTTGGCGTAATTGCCTGCCGTTTGGGCGCTACCGATCTTGGAGAACCAGTTCTTCGTGTTGTTGGCCGCTTCGTCTGCGCTGCCGGCGGTTTTCATCTGAACTTGCAGCAGCGCGCCGAGCTGCTCGACAGAGGTGTTGCCGACAATGCCGAGCTTCTGCATGTCGGCCAGCAGCACCGGAAACCAGCGCGCCATGTCGCTCGATTCGAACGAGCCCTCCTTGCCCTGAAACGCGATGGTTTCCAGCGCCTGTGCCATCTTGGCCGGGTCGTTGATCTTGGCGTTCTGCTCGAGCGCCTGGATCATCCGCGCGGTTTCTTTCGGGTCGACGCCCTGGCTGACGGAGAACTTGCCCACCAGCGGTGCGAACGACAGTGCGCGGTCGAGATCCATGCCGGCCGACACCATCTGGTTGACGGCGTCTGCCAGCACGTTGCGGCCGATGCCGCTCTGCTGCGCGGAGGCGGCAATGCCGCTGCTCATCTCGCGCTCTTTGTCGGTGCGGGCGGCACCGGCCTTGATGGCGATATCGCGGATGATGGCCTCGTAGCCGGCGGAGATGGCGGTCGGCACTGCTGCTGCGGCGACGAACTTGCCGGTATCGCCGATGGTGTTGCGCAGGCGTTCTCGGCCGTCTGCAAAGGCCTCCGCGCCGCGCGCACGCAGTTCGAGCCCGCGTGCGGTACGGCCGAGGCGTTGATATGACCGGTCGAGCCGGTCGACCTCGAACCCGGCTTCGCGCAGCGCGCGGGTGTTCTGCTCGATCTTGCGCCGTACCTTGTCGGCCGCGCGGTCGCCTGCGGCGTGCAGGTCGCGAAACTCGCGCTGCAGGCGCTGCGTTTCGCCGATCGTGTTCTGCCAGACACGCGCCTCGCCGGCGCGCTTCTTGAGGGCATCCAGCTTGGTGCCGACCTCGTTGACGGCACGGCCCAAGGTCGAGCTGACCGCGCCACCGATGAGGATGCCAAGTGCAATGTCTTGTGTTGCCATCCGTGCTCCTGCTGTGTGGCGCTGCGTTGCTGCGTCAGTCGGTCAACCACCAGACCATGTCGTCGACCGTCATGGCATCGATCTCAGACGGGCTCACGCCCATCGCCAGCAGGCGCTTTGTCAGGAGCTTCACTTCCCGCATCGGCACCCTCGCGGTCGGCCAGCAGCCGAAAGTAGCCGCGCTGCACGCGCTGATAGTCGACGTACGTCAGGCCCTCGATGTCGTTCTGGCCGGCGGTGGCCAGCGACGCGAACAGCAGGATCTCGCGCAGCTCTTCATCGCCGCCCGCCTGCTGACCGGCGACGCGCATGTCGCGCACGGTGGGCTGGCGCAGCGTGAGCGCATCGACCTTGACGCCGTTAACGACGGCGGGAAACTTCAGCTTGATGGTGGTGGTTTGCATCGTGGTATGTCTCTTCTAGTGGCTTACAGGCCGATGGCGGCCCGCACTTCAGCGAGCTGGTCAACGCCGTCAATGACGCGCTTGCAGCCGAGCACGTCGATCTCGTGCCACACGCGGCCGTCGATCTCGAGCTTGTAGTAATCGGCGCTGACGGAGTATTTGGATTCGGACTTCTCGCCCGGCTTCCACGAGCCCGGATCGATCTCGTAAAGCATGCCGCGCAGCGCCAGCACAACGCTGCGGGTCTTGCCGTCTTTGGTGCGCAAGGCGCCACGGAACGTGCCGTTGAAGGCGTTTTGATCCGCCAAGCCGAAGAGCTTGAGCACGGCGGTGGACAGCGTGACGAGCGAGAACGACGCTTCCATCGCCTCCATGCCCATATCGAGCTTGACGGGCGCATCCATGCCGCCGCCGCGATAGTCCTCGGTCTTGATCTTGAGCTTGGGCGGCGTCAGCTCTGAAGCCTGCCCTGCGAGGTTCGTGCCGTCGACGAACAGGTTGAAGTTGTAGAGTGTCTCGGGTACCAACATGCACCTCCGTTATTTGGTGTCGAGCACTTCGGTCAGCCACTCGTTGGTGACCTCGAAGCGGAAGATCGGGTTTTCTGCCGGGATGACGTCGGTGAAGCGCACGTTCCACACGACGCGGCCCTGCTCGATCTGGCTGGCGGTGTTGAGCACCGGGTCTGCATAGACCTCGAAATTGATCAGCGCGCCAGCGTTGCGCTGGTCGCGCATGAACGCCTGCAGCCCCTCCGTGACGTCATGGACGTACGTTTTGGTGATGCCGCGGTCGACTGCCCATTTGTGGCCGGCCTGCGCCGCATCCATGAGGATGTCGAGCGTGCGCACGCGTGTGACGAAGGACCATTTCGGATCGGCCGACAACGTGCGGTTGCCCCATAGGCGGTAGCCGCCGTCACGAATGATGGTGGCGATGCGCGCCTCGTTCAGCAGATTGGCGCGGCAGGTCGGATCGTTGTCGAGAAACTCGATGGGCCGGCCGGTGCCGGTGATGCCGACGAACTCCTTGTTGGACGGCGATGCCCAGTAGCCGTACTGCGCATCGGTGTAGGCGAACAGGCCTGCGACGAACGCGGATGCCGGCGCGTCGACCTCTGCGTTGGTGGTGGTGTCCCACGTGCGCACGCCCGGGTCGACCATGTACAGGCGTTTGGAGCCGAAGTTCTTCGCATACGCGAGCGCGGCTTCGTCGGTGGTGGCCGGCCCCTCGATGATGCTGATGGCGCGCAGCTTGTCGGCCAGGCCGTCCATGGCCGTTGCCACGGGCTGGCGCGACGAGAACCCGGGCGCGATCAGCAGGCGCGGCTGCACGTTGAAGCGCGATTTGGCGTCGAGCATCGACTGCAGGCCGGTGCGCACGCCGCCCGCTGTGACGCCGCCGATGATGCCGGAAGTGAGCGCGCCGGCGTCTTTGGATTCCGCCACACCCGTCGCCACGATGACAGCCGAAGTGCGGGCATAGATGGCGTTGATGGCGCGGGTGATGGCGCTGTTCTGGCCGAAGGCCTGCGCGGCTTCGCGCGGGTTGGTGATCTGCACCGGCACATCAGGCTGGGCCAGATCTGCGCCGGGGGTGTAGGTGTCGACCAGGCCGATGATGGACGACGACGGCACGGCAATGGGCCGCGGGCCGCTGTCGACAATCGTGGTGGTGATGCCGTGGAAGAATGAAGATGCCATGCGGCTCCTCGACGGGAAGTAGAAATGAAAAAGCCCGCGCGGTGGCGGGGCTTCGCTCGATGGAATGGGTGTGGGCGCTGCTCTATGCAGCGTCGTTTGGCGTTTCGATGGCCTCTTCGGGGCTGACTTCCGGGGCAGCTTCGGCGATGACTTTCTCGGCGGCCAGGCGGGCGGCTTCAGCGGCTGCAGCCTCGGCAGCGCGCGCTTTCTCACGCTGCTCGGCTGCGGCCTGTTCAGCAAGCACATTGGCTGTCACGGCCGCTGCATCGGGCTCATCCGGCCAATGGATGTTTTCAGGAAAGGTCGGCGCAGACACGACGCGTACAAGATCCATCTGATATGCAGCCCACGCCTTGAAGATCGCCACCTCCACAGCGGACAGAAGGCCTGCAGCGTAGGCATCGGCTTTGCCAGCGTTGGCGGCTTTTGCGGCCTCCATCTTGGAGTTGAATTCGGCCATTGCCCGTTCACGATCGCGCTTCACTACCAATGCTGGACACAGGCGCCATGCGCCCTCGGTCCACACGTGGTCGGTGGACGGGCGCGGCTCGACGGTCAAGCCTGCGTCGGCCGGCGACACGCCCGGAGCGATAATCTCCGCCGTTTCACCTGTATCGGTGCGGTACAGCGTCTGCCCTCGGTAGTCGGGGCGGAGTTGCCAGCAGCCGTCTTCAAAGAACGGCCACGTGTTGATGGGCCGTTCGGGCAGTGGCACGGCGGTGGCAAATGCCGGGATCAGCCAGCGGTTGGGACTGCGTGGGTCGGCGTCGGCCAGTTGGCTTCCGACGTATTGGCCGGTCTTGTTGTCGTAGTGATGAATTAGCATTTAAGAACCTTCAGTAAGCTCGGATCATTGCCAGCAATGCGACGTTGCGCATGCGGGCTTCGTGCCCGCCACTCTCCTTGATCTCGATCGCGTGCGAGTGTGTACCAGCCCAACCGATGCCTACGTTGTGACCATGGGACCCTGCACCCTCTGTGTTGAACTCGTGGTTGTGTGCGCCGGCTCCAGAGGTGTATGCCCAGGGATTGTCCTTGTCGGTACCGCCGTTTGATCCTGTTTGATTCAGTGCGGCGTAGCCCCATGGCGCGATGTTGATTTCGGTGTATGGCGCGATGTGCTGGTGGTCGCCCACTGCAGCCGTCCATCCATGGTGTCCGTGCCAACCTTGTCCATCGGTCCACGCGGTGTGGTTATGCTCGCCGGCATCCTGAACTACACCGGCATGTGCGTGAGTCCGGTTCTGGCTATCCTGCCAAGTGCCGATCGAACGCTTGACATCAATGCCTCGGCCATCGTCCCAGCATCGCAGGCCTTCGCCGCGCAGCTCTGGAATTCGGAAGGTGGTTGCACCGTCTCCTGTGGAAAAGCAGCCCCAAGCACCTGCGCTCCATTCCTCATCGGAGACCAATGCGCCCGTGCTTTGCGCGTAGCTCCACAGCGCGGGATAGTCATCGCGCTGCAATAGCGCACCGTTGAGCTTCAGGCAGCCAGCGCGCACGCTGGCGCGGGCCTCAAAGATGATTCGACCGATTTCGCCTTTGGAGATGGCTGACGTAACCGCCCCGTCAACAAATAGGGTTGTTGCCAAACGGTCGCTCTTATCGCCCGCGGCTGGAGTGGGCGCCGTTGGCGCATTAAGAAACTGTGGTGAATCGATCGGGGCCGCATCCAGAATGCCGTAACCGGCGAGCGTAGAAGCCTTGTCGGCCTTCTCCATCAGGATCAGCTGCAGGCTTCGCACCTCGTCATCGACGTACTCGCGGGTGGCCACAACAATGGCGGGGTCGATCTTGAGGACGATGTTGCTGGCTGCCTTGTGGATGAGCATCATCCGGAAGAACTGCCCACGCCCGGAGCCTTCGGCCAGCACGGGCTTGTAACTGGGTGGCACGTTCGCCACTGCAACGAGGTCGCCCTCTTCGTCATAAAGACCCAGCTCACGCAGCCACCAACCGCCCACCTCTTCGGGGAGGTAGACCTCGGCAATCACGATGCTCGGGTTTTTCTCGTCGCGAACGAGGCGATTCAGGGGCCGGCGCAGGCGCTCGCGCACGAGGGCGCGCTGCGCGGCGCTCGGCATGACATCCGCATCCGCGCCGCCATCGATGCCGCCGTCACCGACCGCCATCTCGGTGAGCGGGACCATCGTATTGGAGACGAGCGTGCGGGCCATCTTGGCTTCGCCGATCTCCGTCAAAGTCGCAAAATACTTAGCCATTCGATACCGTAGTAATTTCAACAACGTGGAGAGCCGCCGCGAGGTATGTGGCACCTTCTGAGGCAACCTCCTCAGCGATGTACGGGTAGACCGTCACCGTGTCGCCTTCGACGCAGGCGGCATGTATACCCACGTCGCCGGCTATCTCCGCGCTGACTGTCAGCCCCGCGAGGTGCCGCGAGAGAGGCCGAACGTCGTCGACGATCTGCTCGATCTCTTGGTAGGTCGCTTCAGTGACGCCCGTGTTTTTGATGCCGACATCGACCGCGAACGTGCCCCGCCGGCCGGGTGGATCGGTCTGCCACCACTCCTGAATCGTCAGCCGGTAGCCCAGCGGCTCCAGCGCACGACGCAGGGCTCCTGCCGTGCCCTTGCGCTGGTGGACCGCAAACGCGTCTCGCACGACGCGGCGCTTGACCTCTTCCGGCCAGTTCGCGTTCCAGCGGTCGACCGAGCGGGCGCTTGCAAGGTATGGCAGCAGCGGCACGGGGCACGTATCCGCGTCCCACAGCTGATTGAGGGGAACGGGCGTATCCAGCAAGGTCAGGATGGTTTGCGCCAGTGCGCGCTCGAGCGGTGTGGCGTTTGCGGGCAGTAGCGTTTTGTCACTCATCGGCGCCCCCGACAACGACCTCGATGCCGGTGCAATAAGACGCCTCCGTCAGATCGACGATGATGTCTTCCGCTGGCTGGGTCACTTCCACGCGCTGCACGCCCGCCACGTGTGCGGCCGCAAAGATGGCCGAACGGCGGACGTCTCGGCCAATGCGGCGTTGTTCCTGCGCGTAGGCTTGGAGCCGCTCCCACGCGGCGGCCACCATCGGTTCTGCCTCGGGGCCGGGGTAGTGGTACAGCACGACGCGCAGCGGGTATCGGATGATACGTGCCGCCTGCACGGTCAGCCGATCGGCGAGCGGGCGGACGTCTTCATCGCTCAGCGCCTGTCGCACGCGCTCTACGAGCTCGTCAGACGCGGTGCCGTCGCCTTCGTTGCTGAGCACCGAGACGATGATTTCCGCCGGCGCCGGCGAGATGGCCCGTGCGTCTGCCACGCGGCCGTCTGCAGCCCGTGCGTGTAGCTCGTAGGCTGCGCGCGGGCCGGCGACGGACAGGCGTTCGAATGCGCCCTGTGCGCGCGTGCGCAAGCTGGCTTCGGATTCCATGACGGGCGCGATCGGTGGAAACGCTTCCGGGTCGCCCGGCACGGCAACGAGCCGCTTGGTGTCCAGACCGGCGGCCAGGTGTTCGAGATCCGCGCCGACGGCAAAGCCCAGCATCGTCGATCGCGCCGAGTCGTTCACGTGCGCACGTTGTTGGACGTCAACGTACGCGAGCAGCTCGACCAGCTTGACCACGGGGTCAGATTCCATGGTGGCAGTCCATTCGGGACACAGCGACATGAACGTCGCAAGGAGCCGCTGGTAGGACGCCTCGAAGTCGAGCGGTTCAACAACGTCGGGCGGCGGCAATGCGGACAGGTCGATTACGCTCATGACAGTACCTTCAGATCGACGGCCCGTTCGTTGTAGATCCCGATGACACGCCAGACCACTTTGCCGTCTTCAATGCCCTCCACCTGCACGCGGGAGAGATGCAGGCGCGGCTCCCACCGGGTGATGGCGCGGGCGGCTTCTGCCTGCGCTGCCGCCACCCAGCCGCGCGTAATGGGCAGGTCAACGCGGTCGGGCAGATCGCTGCCGTATTCGGGCCGCTCGCGCCGGGTGCCGCGCCGTGTGCTGAGGATGTCGGTCAGGCTTTGCAGCAGGTGGTCCATGCCCGAGAGCAGCGCGCCGGTGCGTCTGTTCATGCCGACGACAGCCATGGCGCGCCCTACTCTGCTGCGCGCTCGAAATCGGGATGGCGATCGAGCCACGCGATTTCTTCCGCGTCTGCGGTGGCCACCTCGCCGCCCTGCACTGCGAGGACGCCGCCGGACGGGGGCAGGAGCGTTCGCGTCTTGAATTGGGTGTCGCGGTAGGTGATGCGCTCAGCGGCTGCGGCTTCTGCCGCGCTGCGTTGCGTGGTTGGCGTTCGCGCCATGGCGCCTCCAAAGAAAAAGGCGGCACATGGCCGCCTTGGGATTGATGCATGGTGAAGCTAGAACGGCTTGCCCACTGGCGCGCCGTCGCCCTGCTCCATGTGTGAGTGACCGCGCAGGGATACATCGCCTGCAACCACGTCGTCTGTGGCTTGGATGCCGCCTTGAATGGCGACAGCCATGCCGCCGGCGGCGCCCTGCCCGGTCAGCCCGCCGAGGAACGCCAGCGCTTTCTCCACCATGGCGTTGCCGGTAAAGGTGGACGCCGGCACATCGGCGAGCAGTTGCGGCGCCTTCAGCTCGGCGCCGTCGCTGCGCAGGGTGAGCGACGTATCGCCGACCTGCAGGACGATTTGTCCGCCGGCCGGAACTGCAAGCCGGTATTCGTGCGCGGCGTGGTCGTAATGCTCGCGGGCGCCGTCCTCATAATCGACCGCCGTAACGTCCGCCGAATCGTCATTCGCGCCGCCGTGCTGGATTGTGTAGAAGCCCGCCAGGACAAAGCCGCCTTCCAGGCAACCCGATGGCGAGATGAGCAGCGCCTGCTCTTTGGGCGATGGCGGGCGCCATTCGCGGACGCGCCCCGCTGCACGCGTCCACCACGGCAGCCAGTCTGACGTCCAGTCTCCAACGGTGACAGTGCAGCGGGCGGCAGCGACGTCCACCTGCGCGATAACGCCGGCCTGCACGATGCAGGCGAGGCGCCGGTCGGTTTCACCCGCTTCGTAACTCATAGTCGGCATTGGTGTGGCGCGGCTGCATGTCGAAATCGACGGTCGTGCCGCTGGTGTCTTCAAACGCCCATTCGGGCGGCCCAAGGTCGAACTCGTGTCGCCATTCCGCGGCGATGACGCTGTAGCCGTCGAGATCCGGGCGCATGCCGTCAGGGTGGAAGCCGTCGCTCTCCAGCTCGGCCATGGTGACGGGCAGGCCCCATGTCTGGTGGTGCAAGACCTTGATGAGGCGGGCGGCCAGTGCCCACATGGCGGCCTCGGCGTTCGGCTCGGTCGGGTCGCCAACGACGCGCGGCTCGATCACGATGTTGATCGCCGGTTGGCCGGTGCCGGGGTCGGTGCCTGGGCGCAGCGCGCCGACGTAGAGCAGGATCGCCGGCAGCGGCATGCTGTCTTCGATTTCAGGTGCCCAGCCGATGAGGGCGGCGTCGGGGAATTGCGCTTTGAGGTGCGATTCCACGGCGTCGAACAGTTGCTGCAGATCAGCGAGCATTTCGGGTGGCCTTGAGGATCTCGTATTTCACTTCCTGCTCCAGTAGGACCATGAGGCGCGATTCGATTTCGGCGGCGGCTTTGCGGAA